GCAGCAGTTCCCATACCACCTTGTAATTTTCTTGCAGTAACCATATTATTTCCTTCTGTCCAAGAAGTGCCATCATAAGTTTCTGAATTTGTAGTTAAACCTCCTCCTCCTTCACCTCCAAAAGCTAGAGAAGATGTTTGAGTTCCATTTACAGAACCCGCTAACGCTCTTGATGAATTTAAGTTTCCACCAGCTGACCAAGTACCACCAAGGTTAAGATACCCTTTCAAAACCTGACTAGTAGAATTATACCAGATCTGTCCTTCTTGAGGATTTGCTGGATCAGTTGAGGTAGACTTGATTAGGTTTCCTCTGATTTCTTTAAAGGTTGTCATTCAACCTCCCTTAATTATTCTGTAGCAGCCAACCTTGAGTAGCATCAACATACACTAAAGTAAATCCTGCTCTTTCAGTTGCAACAGTTAAGTCTGCAGCTGTACCTTGAATGTTATGTCCATTTCTACCGATAGTTAGATTGTTAGTGTCAAATGTTCCTGCATAATCAATGATTGAAATAAAATCTCCAATTGTTGCAGCTGTTGGAAGTGTTACTGTAAAAGCACCACCTGTAGTATTACAAAAATATCCATTACCGGCAACTGCGTTTGCTGGATCTGCTGTAATGACAGCTTGCCAAGATGCACCACCAGAAATATCACCGAACGATGCAGTCGTACCATCTGTGGTTAAAACTTGTCCTGAAGTTCCCATAGTGATTCCACCAAAAGAACCATTGTCATTAAATTGAATTTGTTTATCGGATCCGCCTGGAGGAGATGCTAAAGCAACATCAACTACATTTGTTCCATTTGAATAAACGAGTTTATATCCTTTGTCTGTTGCATCAAAAGTTGGTCCATTACCTGAAGCAGTTTTAAATTGAACAGTAAAAGATCCTGTTGTATTATTATAAATAACATATTGTTTTTCTATTCCATCTGGAATAGTTACAATTTGATTTCCTGTAATTGTTCCTGTAAATTCTAGTACAGCATTTCTTGCATTTGATAATGCAGCGTTAGACATTGTTAATGCAGTTGTTTGAGCACCCCCTGCAATAGATACAGATTCATAACCTGCAATTGCTTGTTGTACTAAATTTAAGTTTGTGTTTGTTTTATCGCCCCAAGTTCCAGAGTTTTCCCCTGTTACCATAAGTTCGAGTTTAAGATCTGTAGAATAACTTGATGCCATTTTAAAATTCTCCTATTAGATTAATATTTTACTATCATTAAGCTGCTAAATCAACCTCAGTCCAAGTATTAGATGCACCTGTATTTATTTCAGTCCATGTATTATTGACTCCTGGATCCACTTCTTGCCAAGCTTGAATATTAACTGTTCCAATACTTGTAGTCATTGAAATACCAGTAATATCAACATTAGCATCAGCTGTGGTTGTAACAGAGCCAATACTAGTAGTTAATTGTTGTCCAGTAACCTCTGCTATAGATACAGCATCTGCATCTCCTATAGCTGTTGTTAATGATTGGCCAGTAACAGATACATCAGCATTACCTGCTGGAGTCTCTTCTCCAATTGAAGCTGTTAATTGAATACCAGTTACATCTACAGGAGTATTTAAGTCTATTGTCTCATCACCAATTACTGAAGTTAAACTAATACCAGTTACTGGTACGTCTGCATTTGCTTGTGTTGTTACTCCATTAATACTTAATGTTGCACCAATACCAGTGGTTACTGGACCAACTTCTATAATTTCAGTTACTTGGCCTATGTTTGTATTGATTGTGTGTTCAACAACATTGATAGTGATATTACCATCTGCAGCAATATCCACGGCTCCTGCACTTCCCGTTAACTGTGTTCCAGTTACAGGCGCATTGGCATTTCCTGTTAAATCTTCTTCACCAATATTTGCAGTAAGTTGAATACCAGTTACATCTAAATTAGCATCAGCTGTTACTGTCTCATCACCGATTAATGATTGAAGTTCTTGTCCTGTTACGTTTTGATTAACACCAATTGAAATAGATACAGAACCAATACCTGTTGAAAGAGCATTGGTTAAGTTTCCACTGCCCCAAGTAAATTCACCCCAGGCTTGTTGGCCCCATGAATCCCCAAAGACTACATCAATGCCATTATCACCCCAGGCTTGTTCGCCCCAATTATTGGATCCCCAGGGTGATTGTGACATTAAAAACTCCTTAGCTGATTCTTAGAATAGCAGCAGAAGTCGTGAATGCAGGGAATTGTATAGTGAATGTTCCAGCAGTTGCAGTTTTGTCTCCACCGAAATCTAACACACAAACCGCATCAGTAGTACCTGTACCGCCATCAGTTGTTGTATTATAAATCAAAGCACCTCTTGCAGTAAGAGTTACTCCAGTAAAAGATAAATTACTAAAATTAGTAATTGCAACGCCTGAAGATACTTTCACTCCAGAGTTAACTAAAGCTTTACCACCTGCAGTATATCCTGCTGGTGAAGATACTTCACTTGTTGTTGCGTAGTTAGTTGTTGATTCTCCTAATATAGCAGAAGAGTCATACATTGCTAATTTGAATGTATCACCTCCAGCTGAATCAAAATCATGTTCACCTGCTAGTAATTGTTTTTTAAATGAATTGCAAATTGCATTTGTTGTTATTGCCATAATTATTCTCCTTTATTAATTTTATGGTGATGGCGAATCTACTTTAACTCTAGGAACACCATCATCAAATTCTGCACGTCTTCTTCTTCCCATTTGTTGAAGAGCAAAATTCTGTATCTCTTCATTATACTTACTTTTGTATAAGTTGTACATATCCAGGGGACCTTTTAAATAAGAAAAAGCTTCAGTTAATACACCGTGTAGTAACATTGATTCTTGGTATGTAGATAAAAATGTATTATTAGAAGATGTAAATTCTGGTGGATCTGTGATGTAATTAATTTGTACAGTGTATGCAGAGTCTGGTGTTGGAGCTACAAGGATATTATTCTCATCCCAGTTTGCCCAATATTTAGGTAAACCAGTTGCACCACCATTATTATATTCAGATATAAAACTTGTATCTCTTTTTTCTAAAAAACTTCTATCACTTCCATTAATTGCTTGGACTGATCTCATGATAGTTAAATCAGCAGGCAAGATAACATATCTATTACCACTTGTAAATGTTGATGTAGAGTATTTTCTTAAATCATCATAATCAACTTTACCTGCAACATCAAGCTCAACCGATCGTATAAAATCTTGAATGATAGCATCAGTTAAAACATTACTATCGACTTCTGTGTAGTCCCTAACTTGTGTTAAAAATGCTGAATGTGTAATAGCCATTATGTAATACTCACTGTTACAGATTTAACTTCAATTGATAATTGTCTTCTTCTATTTTGTAAAGATGGATCTGCAGGAATCATAGCTGAAGTTCCTTGATTATTAAATGCAAAATCTCCAGGTAATTCTAAATCAGCAACACCAACAGATATTCCACCAGAATCTGCAAATAAACCTGCTATCAAAGTAGGTTGTTGAAATCTTTGTGATCTTGGATTTTTTAAAGCTATTGCATCTGCTTTATGATATGGTGGATCTAATTGTGGATGCTTTGGTTCATATTCAGATATATGGACTATAGAACCATTCCATTCTTTGACCATTTCTGTATATGGAAATGCTTGTCCAGATCTGTCAGATATAGCTTGTGATTTTTTACCTCTTGCATATGACATTATTTCCAACCTTTTCTAGCAAGTCTTGGCTTTCCTTTAATTAACATTCCTTTACTTGCTTTAGCAATTTTTTGACCTGTAGTTTTTTGAAAACCACCTTTATCATCTTCAGCATAAGTAGCTCTTTTTCTTAATCCAGATATATCCATTCCAAAAGGAGAAGATCCACTAGAAGAATTATTTCTAACTTGGGTAAGTAATTTTTTTACCTCAGGTTTATTCATTAATTGTTTAATTAAACCACCAAAACCTTTTTTAATCATTATACTCCATCTCCAAAGTAAGTTTGAGGTGAAATGTAAACAGAAGTTCTAGAACCATCCTCGTTTAATGCTCTTAATAACTCATCCTCATATAGTTGTTTTAAAACCTGTATTCGATCTGGTGCTTTCTTTTGAGATAAATAGTAAGCTAATCCTGCACACATACATGGTAAAAATCTGTAAGCTACATCTGCAGTATTGGTAAATGCACCTGCATCTTCTATTCTATTAATTGTATAATATTTTAAAGTTGTATACGTTGTTGCATCTGGCGCTAAATATAAACTAATTGTTGGCACTGTTTGTCTGTTCACATAATATTGTGAAGGTTGTCCAGTTGCTAATTTATTTGGTAAAGCAGCATATGCTGATCTATCAATTTTTGTAAGTGAAATATCGTTAGTAGATGAATTATCTCCTGCAGCTGCAGTTGTAGAAATATATGCTTCTAATACATCATTAACATCTGTTGGAGTATTATAAGTTGCAGTTCCTGCAGTTAAGGCTTGTTCATTGAGTTGAACTTTCCAAAGGTGAATACCTCTGTTTCCCCATTCAGCAAATAAAAGATTTAAACTACGTCTGGCACTTCTTATATCATTACCACTATTGGTTCGCATACCACATCGTTCATATGCTTCCTCAATAATATCATCGATCTGTAAATCGAATGTTGTGGTTCCTGATGTTGCCATAGTTCATTACATTAAATCTTTATAGTAATCCATAGATTTACCAGGGATTAAATCTTCATCTTGTAGACCCATACCAGAAGTTCTAGCTGCGCCATAACCTTGTTTCATTTCACCACCCATAGATTTTTTAGCCATCTGTTGTTCAGTTGCTTTTTGATATAAATCTTTCATAGGAAGTTTCATTCCACTTTCTTTAGATAGTAAACCTGTAGTTCCTGAAGAAGCAGATGCTTTTTTCTTCAAAACTTTTTTAGCACCTAATGCTCCTATTGCACCTAATGCCATTGCACCTAATACTGCTTTCATTGGTTTTTTCATTTCACCACCTTTAGAAAAAGGTTTTTTTAATTCTATAAAAATTTGTCCTGGTTTTTTAGGTTTCTCTTTAGGCTTTTCATTTTTTACCATTTTGCCTTTTTTAGCATAACCCATTTTATTTCTTACATCTGTAGGTAGTTTACCTAGTGATTTCTTTTTGTCCGCTGGGACTGGTTTTAAATTCTTCATAATTCTCCTTAAAATTTTATACGTCTATCATACCACCGTAGTATCGCTTAGTAAACGTCTTCACATTAGTTGGCTTTCCTCCAGGGTTACCGGCTGCTCTTTTCCTCGCAACAGCAGAACGCTTTTCTGATTCGGTCATTCGGCTTGCTTTTGCAGCAGGCACGCATTTGGGGTACTTTCTGTTTGATCCACTTGCAGATTTTCTTCCACATTCTTT